CAATAATTTCATATGGCATGTTAAGTAGCACTGGGAATGAGCAAGCCTTCTCTGTTAGCGTTACTGTCCCTACCTCTGTTGTCATTACCATAATATCAGGAAGGTCTGTTTCTGCTGATACCTGTGTATAACTAAAAGAAAGGAGTAGAGTTGTTACTAATAATATTTTAGCTAACATTAGCCTGCAATAGCATTATTAACTGTCGTCATATCCTCTACTGTCCAGAAATCTTTAGCAACCATAAGTTCAAGATGCTCTACATTTCTAGCTATGCAATCTGTTACTTCCTCTGTATCCATATCTAATGGCGGGTTATTTCTCATACTGTCAAGCAGTGTTACTGAATCTAGCATTGCTGAATAATGTTGTGCTACTTCTTCAGTGCTTGGTACATCTAATACAATATTATCTTCCATTTTAATTTCCTTTCAAAGTGTTAATTTCAGTTTGTAATTCCTCTACTTTCGCAGAGAGTTCTTTAACGGCATTGATTAAATACCAAGATAAGTTGCCTGTTTCTACAGATAGAACACCCGTAGACTCTTCCTTTACCATCTCTGGTAAAACTTCTTGTATCTCTTGAGCAATAACACCAAGCTGTACACCCTGTTTTTCTATTACAGATGTTTCAGGTAAATCAGTAACTTCACTTGCAGGTCTATACTCAAAGTTTCTAATCTGTATTTGGTTAATTTTATCAAGACCATCATTATTATCTACAATATTCTTTTTAAGTCTTTCATCAGAAACTGTTGACCATGCTGATGAGTTATTGCCTTGATAAACCCCACCACTATTAGGATTAATAAATCCTGTACTACTGCCTTTGCCTGTTCCACCATTATTTGCACTTAAATATAATTCTCCAGTAGTACCAGCACTAGAGGCATTAGCATTATAACCAATATAGGTACTAAAGTTACCAGTTGTATTAGCAAGTCCAGTTGACTTCCCTATGGCAATATTATGACTACCAGTGGTGTTCCCAGTAAATGCATTCTGACCTAATACAGTATTGTCATTACCTGTAGTATTTGCTATTAATGCAGTGGCACCTATGGCAGTGTTATAACTACCTGTAGTATTATAATATAAAGAACTTAATCCTATTGCTACATTACTAGTACCTGTTGTATTGGTGCGTAAAGCACCATTACCAAGAGCTGCGTTGTTACCAGCTGTGGTATTGGCTTTTAAAGAATTCCAACCAATAGCTGTGTTGCCTAGACCAGTAGTGTTAGTCCTTAATGCATCCTTACCTAATGCTGAATTACCTGCTCCTGTGGTATTACTATGCAAAGAGTTGTCACCTATTGCAGTATTATCGGATGCTGTGGTATTAGCTGTTAAAGCCTCCCTACCTACTGATACGTTACTAGCTCCTGTCGTGTTAGCATCTAAAGTCTGATAACCTACAGCTACGTTATAAGCACCTGTGGTATTACTTAATAAAGATTGATAACCCACTGCTGTGTTATAGCCTGCAGTAGTATTAGCCTTTAAAGATTCTTTACCAACAGCAGTATTGTAAGAAGCTGTATTATTTGTTAATGCTTGATGACCTAAAGCTACGTTATGAGCTCCTGTAACATTATCCTGTAAAGCATAAGAACCTAATGCTATGTTATTAGATGCTGTAGTATTGTTTTCTAATGCCTGTAATCCAATGGCTACGTTGTAGCTACCAGTTGTATTGTCTAGTAAAGCATCTCTACCTATACCTATGTTATACGCTCCAGTAGTATTTGTTAGCATAGCATTTCTGCCAAGAGCTGTGTTTTCAGCTCCTGTGGTATTAGCATATAAAGATTTATACCCAAGAGCTGTAAGACCAGAACCTGTAGTATTGGTATATAAAGACTGATAACCAACACCTGTGTTGTTAGATGCGGTATTATTAGTTAAAGCTTGTCTACCTAATGCTGTATTATTACTACCTGTAGTATTACTATATAAAGCATTTTTACCAAGAGCTGTGTTTTCAGCTCCAGTTGTATTAGAACCTACTGCCTGATAGCCAAGAGCTGTATTATTATCACCTGTAGTATTTGCTATTAACGACTGATAACCAACGGCAGTATTACTTGATGCTGTGGTATTGGCGAAGAGGGCTTGACGCCCTAATGCTGTATTGTTAGAACCAGAGGTATTACTATAGAGAGAACTTCTGCCAACTGCTATATTTTCAGCACCTGTGGTATTAGCCCTTAAAGATTGGTATCCTACAGCTACGTTGTTACTACCTTCGGTAGTCGCTGTTAAGGCATCATCACCTACACCTACATTGTAATCACCTGTAGTAATTGAATCTACAGCACTAGTTCCTAGTCCAATATTTGAAGTAGCTGTGGTTGTTATTTGTAGACCACCTACGGTACTAGCACCCAAGACAATATTACCTGTCATAGTACCACCAGCTTTAGGTAATGCTGCATTAGCTGTTGTATCTGCTGTAACACCAGTAGCAATATCAGTATTAATTGAATTAGCTAGTTTATCTGCAGTTACAGCATCATCAACAATGTTTGCTGTAGCAACTACATTAGCATCATTAATCACTGTGCCATTTAATATCACTGCTTTCTCGGCAGGGTATGTACAGAATACGTTACTTGTTCCTGATAATGTCAGTGCTGCTCCAGCATTGCTAGATTCAAGTATGGTAGTTCTGGATAACGTAGTTCCTGAAGTAGTGTAAGTGCCTAAACCTACTTCCCAAGCATTACCGTTAGTAATAGCATAATAAGTAGTGCTTCCATCACCAACAGCAGCGAATGTTTGAAATCCTGTTACCGCACCTGCAAGCGTAACTGTGCCTGTACCAGTGGTAGTAGTGGTTTCATTAATACGGTCTTTAACGACTAAAGCCATAACCTGTCCTTAACTTAATGTGACTGTTAAATTTCCAGAAGAAATCTTGAAAATATCACCAGAGTCAATAGTTTTAGATGCGTCTAATGCTGTGTGATATAGCATGTTGCCACCTGATAAAGAATCCCATAATCCTATCCAACCTACGACACCCCATCCTGCGGTTGCTGTAGGGAATGTTGCGTCAGCATCAGATACTACAGAGCCAGACGTGCCTGAAGCTGTTGCAAAAGAAGATGCTACTCTTGCGTAAGAGCCACCAGAAACTTCTGTGCCTGTACCTGTGTCAGTAGGGTTAGCTGTGTGTAAAGAAATGTACGGATTATCAACTGCTGAAAAAGCAGCACCGTTTAGTGTTGAATTTAATAAAGCGACTTCTAGGAAGTCTGACATATCTGCCATGATTAATTACCTCGTAGTTAAAGTTATTGACATTGGATGAGCAGGGAATTCCCCCTCATCATCTGATTTAGTTAATGAATTAAGACCTCTGTCATACATTGCTGCCCAAGTATTAATCCTCTCATCATTCATTAAGAATGGCTCTGCTTCACCAAGTGCTGCATAAAGCAGTAAATCAGGTGTATTTGCTAACCAAAGGTTTGATGAAACAGTTGAGCTCATGTATTCAGGTTTGTAGTAATACAACATCTGCAATTCATAAGCTGCGTCTGGTATAGGAGCGAATCTGAACTCACTACCTAGTGCGGTATAAAATACTGGTTGTCCATTAGATGTTGCTCTGGTATTTCTATAAAAGTTACTAGGTGATTGAAAGTTTATTGTGCCTATTGGGTCTGTACCAGATAGGTGTAAATCTCTCATTGCTAGAAAGTCTGATGGAATCTCTACAGTAGCGTCGGCTGCAACGGTATTGGTAGTAACAACCTTTAGCATCTGCCTAATACGCAAATCTCTGCTTAATCTATCTTCAGCGAGTCTAATGAACTCTGGGATAGTTGCAGTTAAATCACTACGAGCTAAATAACTAGCTATGGTAGCTTGCAGTGTTGTGTAGTCAGTAAAAAATGCCATTTATACTCTTCCTGGTTTTGTTCTAAAGAATCTGTTGTCTGGATGATTCAAGAAAGCCTTAAACCTTTTTAGGTCTAATACTTGAAATCCTTGCATAATTTGTTTTTGTTTAAGTCATCAATGACTGTCATAGGTATAGATGCTACTTTGTTGTCAAACATATCATTACCCCATTTAGTATTGGCGGTAATCATGTCTTCTTTGTTTGAGTCTACAATAGCGGTACAGTCTTGGTATGTTTCTATAACATAACCATTGTCGGTATCATGTTTTGTCTGATGCCTATATGTAATTGGTTTATTTAACTCTTCTTCTAATGTGTTATCCATAAGTATCCTTAAATTAATTACATGCTATATCGTAATTAACATACAACATTTAATTACAAAGATATGCCCACCGAAGTGGGCTATATCAACACTTAAATTAAGCGTTCAAATCAGCAACAATTGCATGTGCTGCTTCGTTATTAACTTGCAGAGTTACCTCTGTAAGCATTTGATGTTTTTCAGC